CCAAGAATTCCCAAATCAGTTCCTCGGAAGCCAGCCGACCTTCGAGTTTTATACACCAACATTGTACTTCACAGTGGCAGTACAGTCTGATAATGTGTCTGTTGTAATCGGACCAACCATCAATATGAGCCTGTATCTTGCAGTCGAAGAGTCAAAAACTGATGCCGTTGAATACGGAATCGGTATACTGAGAGAGTTTTCAGAGAACCAAGCAATGCTAAGACGCAAGAATGGTCTCCGAATGGAGCGTTCTCGCATCATCGGAGCAATGCCAATGTGGCAAATTGGTGGCATCAGACCAGAAATCATGACCTCAACAACCAATGCAGGCTTCGGAAATGACTGGTTTTTGAATCAAGCAGGGTATGGTGCGGCTGAAAGTATGTCAGATGCAACTGATATTCGTGTCGGATTGCAAGCAGCAAGAGAAATGGTTGCCTTCGGAGATGCTTTCGGAACTGCAACTGTTAATGTCCCAGACTGGTTTAAGCAAATTACTAAGGATTTCCCTGGACTTGAGGCCGGACCTCTTCGTCCACAGTGGCCTCCGATCAAGCATGAAGACAATGGCAATGTCATAATGTTGTGATGTTATGGTTGATACTGAGTTGGAAAGGCGTGTCGATGCTTTGGAACTGGCTATGCTGGAAATTCAAACTCTTGTTAAGGTCTTGAAACCCATTGCAATCATGTTGGCTGCAAGTGTTGGTCTGGACTTGACCGGAATTATCCTTTAACCCAGTATACTTGACCATGTCCATTGACATGTCTTGATGGGTTGCTTCCCCAGAAGTCTCTTGCATCAAGTATCTTCAAACCGAAAGCAATGTTTTTGTTATACATTGCGTATCTTGTAACCTTCAACTCACCTTTGTCCCACAGTTTCTTGTGTGAATTTTGCACACCAGTGCCTGTTTTATAATCAACTCGCTGTTCTTTTGCAAACTTATCAAGCCAAAGTGCGTCCCACTTCTCTTCCATGTCTTCTTTCGGAGTTGAATCTCTGATTTTTGTCCAACCATTGTTTGACATAATGTATTCAATTCGCTTTGTGTACTTATCGGCTTCAAACTTTTGTTGTGCACCCTTGTGTTTCCAGTATCCAGAGTTACTCATTGAGCATCACCACCGTTGCACGCTTGATCGACATTGAAATTAACTTGACATTAACAGTTCCAGAATCCATTCTCTTGAATGAACGGCATTCACGACAGAAGTATCTTAATTTATCTTTGGTCGGAAATGAATAACCATAATGGTTACTCATGTTTCTTGTGTCGCATTTGCAGTCCCAGATGATGAAATACCTTTCCTTCATGGTACAATCCACACCGTCGGTATATATTAAGGAGTCGATGGCGGTTTTTTGTGTATTTTGGCCGCCTCCTGATGGTATTCCAAAAATAAGTAAACGGTACGGTTACAAAAGTGGGGGTTCCCTGCTTTGACGGCCGGTCCCAGTGCACTGACAAAGAGTGAATTGCGGGCAGTGAGGGGGTGCGGGGGAGAGACGAAGTCTTTCACCCGCCACCCGATAACAAAACAATGAGCAACTTGTTGCGATACTTGAAAGTGAGCGAAGCGATGGAGTGTGTTTGTGGAGGAGGAAGTGAAACATGACGACACCAAACCACTCCTTCAAGTGTTTTGTTGCCCGCAATTCACTCGTGTCTTGTGCACTGGGACCGGGGGTGATTTGGTTATATATCCGTCCGTGTGGCTGACTACACTAAGTATCTCCAGCAACACCGACTTAATATATGATGGATTGTGTGCAATGGGTACTCGCAGAGTGATTATCATGGCAAAAAACAACAGAGACTTAATTTTAAGAGACAGACTGACATTCACACCGAGTTCCACAGGAGGACAATCAACCCTTTATGGTCGATTTGATCTTTCGGAATTCACATCAACCCTTGAGCGTAAAGGACTCTCCATCAAGGAAGTCAACTTTATGCTTCGTTCACCAAGTGCTGGAGATACAGGAAACTTCATATTAAGCCAAGGTCAATTCGGAAACACATCCTTGGACGGCATTTCAACAGCACAACTGAAGTTATTCGCAACTACTCGTGCTTACGAGGCTGCTGCTGATGTCGGTATTGCTTCTCCTGATGTATTGCACATTGAGACATTCACCACTTACCTTGGTCCTGCAATTGCAGGTGCCGCAGTCCCTCCGGGTTCTTCGACATACATGTACGCTGACCATATGGTTTACCCAACACAGAACCTTCACCCATCTGGTTTCCCAGTTGTGACTGACTTGCTTATCGGTGTTGCTGCTTCGAACTGGAGCGAACAGGCAAGCAAGGTTATCGAACTTGATGTAATGATTATTGCTGAGCCAATCACCATTACTGCAAAAGATTTGACTGAAATGCTTGTTCAAGGCTCGGACCAATGAGTTGGTCTAAATGTCAGTGAATAATCCTAAAGCACAGAGCAAAGAAGGCAAAAGAGGCCGTGACAAGGTTGTCAGTGGCTTATTGGCCGCAGGTGGCGCAGCAGCCATTGCGGCTGGTGCAGCAGCCACTGGACCTGTTATTGCAGGAGCAGCCATAACTGCTGGTCTTGTTGGACTGGTTGTCGGAGATCAAACCACAGTCTTCCCTATTGACATGATTGCGATACCAGCGTATCAAGCATACATGCTTGAGGGCAACCCGCAATTTACAGTATACATCAAAGCCGGTGAGACTTTGCTTCCTACTGGTGGCAATGTTGACGATGTTGAACAAGCATACGCAGAGTTGGCCGCACCGATGAAGAAGAAGCGTCGCAAGGCTAACCCGTGGATAACTTTCAACAAGAAGTTTTCATTCCGTGCTAAGCGCAAGAGCGAGAGCAGCCAAGCGTACTTGACTGCAAGAACCCGTGCTGCTAAGCGTGCATACAACAAAGCAAAGAAAGGAGGGAAGAAGTAATGGCTATACGAGAGATAAGAGAAACAATCAATGCAACTGGACAGACTGATGCGAATGGTCTTGTACAATTCCAAAAGCGCATCAACCTTACCAAAGGACTTGCACATACGATAAACCATATCGACTTCTTCGATGATGGGGCACTCGGTGCAACTAACAGTTCGGCTGACTTCAGTTACCAAGTGTGGCTGACTAACTATCCGATTGTTATAACTGATGATGTGTTCCACTCTGGATCAATGCGTATGGGTCCAATGGCAGGAGATGACAATGTGTTATACAAGGCTCATTCCCTGTTATATGGAGCGAAAGGTGTCAAGACCTTCCAAGAATTCCCAAATCAGTTCCTCGGAAGCCAGCCGACCTTCGAGTTTTATACACCAACATTGTACTTCACAGTGGCAGTACAGTCTGATAATGTGTCTGTT